TTGGGGTTCGCTCTGTATGAGACTTGAACTCACGACCTCGCGGTTAACAGCCACGCGCTCTAACCATCTGAGCTAACAAAGCATATTTTAAAAATCTATTTATTGAGCACGAGCTAGCTTTTGCGCCTTTTTCTTTTCATAATATTTATATTGATATCCACGAATCTTTGCTTTAACTACCGGATCATTACGACGAACCCGTTGATACTCTTTCATATATGCGTTATATTTCTCTCGGTGTTTATTGCGATAAGTCTCGTTAAACACAGATTGTCGCGGTCTACTAGGAAGCATAGGTGGAGTTGGTGTTGGAATTGTTGTATTCATATTATATATATATATACTCTATATTATTTAAGTAAGTTTATTAATTTCATTCAATGCAATATCTAATCTGTAATTAGCCCATTCAAGATCAACATCATGACGTAAGAATTCTGTTTTAAAATATTTTTCTAATCCGATTGAATCTAATATCAACCCATTCGAATATTTTCCGAAGCAAGAATTGTCGCTCCAATAATGGGAATGATATCGGTTCAATTGGTCAATATATTTATATGTCGGTCGTTGGAACATTATAATATTATTTTGAATCGCTAAATCAAGAGAGCGCAAGTCCATATTATATAAGGACAATATTTTATTTATCAGATCAACTTATAAATGAGATCCCAGCGGCGGCAGCTGAAGCAGGAGTAAACCCGCCAGCACCGGCGACAACAGCAGCTTTACCCGCACGCTTCAGCACTGATGCGCCCAGCTTATTAATTTCTTTCTGATTCTTCTTTGATTTTTTAGCAGTCTTTGATTTGCGATCGGCAAACATCTTTACAGACGCCGTGTCGCCGGATTTTTTCGCTTTTGCCTGCTTCTTGTTCTGCCGCCGCTTGCGCCTCTGTAGTTTTCCCTTTTTGTCAGCATCACGGATTCCTTTCGCGATATCGTCTATAATACTCATAGTTATATATTTAGTCGAGAATAAAATTCAATTTCGTTTTTAGTTTTTAAATATCAATTCGCTATAATTCCTGAAATATCTGAAATCGCTGCCCGTCCTTAATGAGGTATCAATTAATAAGAAGTCGTATCGGTCCTTATATGCGGCGTTCATTATTTCGTCAGCACGCTGCTTTGACATCATCATATATTCGCTTTGTATCGTATCTATTTCACGCGTGGTCTTTGGACGAAAAAGAAATATCAAATTAGCGTTGCTTCTCAATGCTGGCGACGCATCGGTTACCTTGTGAGTCACTATCCATATTGACAAGTTCAAGTGCCGCCGGTTCTTTATCAATTGATTTAATATCTTCTCGTTTTCTTTCATCCGCAATTGAGATGATATATCGTCTAAAATCAACAGTGTATGCTTATTTTCTTGGATTGCGTCGTCTGTCATACTGTCCACTAATTCGAAAACTTCTTCGGATATTGAATCGAATTTTTGGTCATTTGATATGTTTTCTAGAGGCGAATCTTTTATCGTGTGTGCACTGGGGCTAACCAAAATAATATTGTTAAACATGTTGCGATAACTCTTTTTGTGTTTATTATCTTTCGTGGTTTTGTTGCTCTTTAGTAGGTTAACAATGAGGTTTGATTTTCCCGATCCACTCGCTCCCGATATGATATAAAAATGCGAAGTATCCATGAGAGGAGCGGCTACTGAACGGCCCTTAGCGTCTGTTATACATTTATCACATTTCATCTGTATTTTTGACACGGCTAAATCCTCATTCGGAACTTCTATGATTAAATACATTTTTATATTACTACTATATAAAAATGTATTTATTGATTTAGTTTCTCCATAAGGAGAATGTGTTTGGTTGTTTTGAGGTGGACTGATAGAGAAGATTTGTTTACAACGCAACCGCATTCGCAGGTTACTTTTTGTCGCGCCGTTTCGTTAATTTCGTCTCTATGTTGTTCCTTGTATTGTTTATTCTTTTCCTTATGTTCATCTCTATTTTGCTCATACCATTGTTTCTTATATTCGGTATATTTGTCCTTATTTTGCTCATACCATTGTTTCTTATATTCTGGTCCAGCCAATCCAGACCCGCATTTTACCATATTTAAATCAGCTGTCAATAACTGTCGAACGCGCTCCTCCTCAATCGTGAGTTCCAGTTTAGAAACACACGGAAAAATCGAATGCGGTTGCATGTCCCACTCGCCGTCATTATCACGAATAGTCTTGTATAGTTTGAAATTATAAGCTTTATGGTTCTCATTTGTAATGTTACTTTTATGATCGTTCTTGCGTGACCTAAAATTGACGGTAGAACCTACATAAATATTATCCTTGCTTTTAATAGTGTAAATAACACTTTTACTATAATCTGGCATTGGTGATGTTGTATATTGTCGTATATTGTTTAAGTCCTTATTTATACTCTATATAACAATATATACGCGAACCATTACAACAGACAGACTCGTTAATGTATTACTACTATAAACATAATAAATTCAATCCATTTTATAGAGTTTCTTAAGAATTACTAGAGAGAATAATCTACTATATTCAGTAAATATAAATATATAAATATTTCTAGGTAAGATAATCTAAATGTCTTATTTTACTGAATTTAACTTGTTTAGGTTCTATATTGAAAAAATAGAAAGCATATTTCTGGTTGCCATATTTTTTTGAGCATTTCATAATCCACGGATTGAAAATCAAGATATGGACCCTAAACAAGTTAAATTAAGATAAATAAAGTATAAATAAGTATTTAAAGTATATTCATATATATATATATCAGAAATGGAAGTTATTCTATATAATTCAGAGAATGAAATGCCAAACTACCTACGCGAATACAAAGACGAGACTTGGGATATTATAGATCAAGACCAATGGCAGCACTGGAATTACGTCCCAATATCCGAATCGCAACCATCGAAGTTCCATAGCCACGTCACTTGGAATAGCCACCGGCAAGACTACTTCAACAGAGCCCGAATCCTACGCGAAACACACAAAGCAGCCGCCATGCGTGAGTCAACCGATAATAAAATGACTTCTGCCAGCGAATATGAGGCGGAGATGGCGGAAGCGGCGGCTGAACAAGAGAGATGGGATGCGGAAGAAGCTGCTGAAGAAGCTGCTATGAAAGCCAAAGCCCTACAATCCAAGCTGGATATTAATATCGTTTCTAATACTAATCCGCCTACATCATCGAAAACATTTAAAAAACTAACACCAGCTGAAAAAGCCGCCAAAAAGGCTCTAGCAAATAAAAAATATTATGATGCCAATAAGAATAAAATTAAACCAAAAAAAACAGAGAACGATGTAATGGAATTTTGTCCTATCTGTGGAGGTGAGCATAAAGCAACACCTATAGGAAGGGCTAACCATAATGTATCATATCAACATACTACAAAACTTATACTACTTGACGCAGCATCGGGAATTATGAAAAAAAAACCAAACATTACTACTATGGAACAATCCGAATTATATATAGCGGGGTTAATCAAAAACTCTGAAGACAAGCTAAATAGAAAACTTACTAGAGCTGAAATTAAAAACAAATATAAACGATTAGCAGCTCAATATTCAGTGTGAATTACTCTATTCAACGTTAATAATAAATAAATTCAAATTTATTATTAATAATATTTATTGGTCATCTTCCTCGTCACTGCTACATTGCTTGTCAAAATAATCGGCATCTGAGTCTGTGTCGTCACCGTCATTATTGATACACGGAATACACATCAGATTACGCAGCTGTTCCTCGATTGGGAGCGTATAGAAGTCCTCATTAATCTCCATATTACTTCTCATATTATATCTATGGTCAATACCTCCGCAACAGATACATTCACACGTAACGCAATAACACTTGCTTTCGAGTCTATCACACCCACCACAAAGCCGTTCATCTTCTTCTTCATCTAGTTGTTCTTTTTTCTTTGGTGGAGAGAACGGCATTATATATACTCTATATTATAATCTCTTTAAAACAAAATTCTACTCTATTTATAATATACTAAATATTTCACGTTTAGTATATTATTTGGGGTTCGCTCTGTATGAGACTTGAACTCACGACCTCGCGGTTAACAGCCACGCGCTCTAACCATCTGAGCTAACAAAGCATATTTTAAAAATCTAT